AATTCAAATATAGTATCGCCTGAGTTTTCAGGTATATCCAAATAGTAAATCGCGGATATGATTGAATTTGTGTGAAAGTGTCTGTGAGATCGGTCACCTGGTTTATGTAAGTTCACCCAAGAAGAAGAGATAAACCAATCATAATCAAATTTGCTAACTGATAAGTAATCTAAATAATCATAAAAGTGATTTAAAATAGATGATCTTAATAAAGAAAATTGTTTTGGTTCTATTACATTCAAATCTTTTGAGTGTGATCCATTATCAATTGGGTACCTAACCATTTCTAAATTCTTAAACGCGTTAATATCTTTTTCTTCTAACACTACATCTATATCTGTAGTCATTATAGGTGTGGGAAAAAGGTTAATTATCTCTTGTCCTAACATTTACTACTCCTAAACTTAAGTTTATTGTTGAATTGTGAACCTCATTGAAAACTGTCATAAAGTTTTTCCAATTATTAGTTCTCAATAACTTCTTTTGGCGTAACGTTAACGATGCTTTTTGACTCCCCGATTTTTGTTTCAAGTTCTGTAAGTCTCTTCTCAAGCTCATCCCGTGACATACCCTCCAATCCAACGTGTGTTACCTCTGATTTGTTAACAAACATATCAGCCATTTGACCACTTCTAAATTCTGCATTAACAGCTACTGCAAGCTGTCCTTTATCTTCTGCTTTATGAGATAGATGATCAAACCTTTTATATTTTCTTAACTTATCTTTTTCATATATCTGTAATTCTTTTTGAAGTCTAGATTCTAAGTATCTACATACGTGAGGATTTAAATCTGGGTTAGTTAGTCTCGAAGCTACTTCAGTTGGCCCTTCAGGTTTATTAGATTTGTAGCCTGCAAGTTGGGCAGCCTTAACCTTTGTCATAGTACCCCAATTTTCAACAAGTATATCTACAAAGCTTTTTTGCTTAGGTGTTAAATCAGTTAGCTTCTTTAAAGTATTCTTCTTTTTTGGCATCTTGACCTAATATAGCACTCCTCTCTCTCAAATTCTATATACCCTTCATATACAAATTCTAAAAATTTTTTAAAATTTACAGCTCAAAGGATCAAAAATTCCTAAAGTTTGGGTATTTTTCCCAAAGTGATTTTCACTTTAGGAATGCTATTAGTGTTGGTATTATTGAATAATAGACTATTTTTCCTATTTTCCTAGTTTGAAAGCTGATATTAAAAAACGTTTTTTTTATTTTTTCCTATAGGAAAGGTATATGGGAAATCAGCCGAGCTCCGTGAGCCGTGATTACTGTTGCCTTATTACAACAGTGACATTTATGCAACACTATCCACGCTCCAAGGACTTTGGTATTATTCAGCATCATTAATGATGCAAGACGGGGTGGCTGCGGGAGACTTAGGCCACCCACTTTAGAACCATTCTAAACTATGATTATAGACGATAATTTTTTAACAAATAATAATAAAAAATTTATAGATTACATTACTAATACAAATAAATTTCCATACTATTTAAGCAGTAAAACCACCACAAATGACCCGAATAAGACAGAAATGTTTACCCATTCTATAATTCAACGCCCAGATCACAGGCGGAATCCCAACGGATACGATACCTCAAAGGAATATGGCGACAATGTGATGGACTTTCTTAAGCAATTTACGGATAAATATCAAATAAGATATAATGAGGTTTTGCGGGCCTGTATTAATTTAACAATACACAACAGCCAGGCAGCGTGCAGCGTTCATCAAGATCACGACTTCCCTCATCATCAGCTTCTAATCTATCTTAATGATCCATCCTGCAAAGAGGCGAGAACCGTGATTTTAGATGATAACAACAATAAAACAGCAGAAGTATACCCAAAACAATATAGAGGCGTATTCTTTCCAAGCTGTCCTCATTATCATTATTTCCCTAAACACGGGACAAGAATAGTTGCAATATTCACGTTTAGATAGTATAATTTTAAGTGACTTTGATTTTTATCATTGTTACTTTCTTGTTTAGTTATGTGAGGAGGTGCCTTTCCCTCCTCACATTTAAATAACCTTAATAACTAAATCTTCACTTCTAGCTACATCCCGTCTTGCAATTAAAACGTAGCGTCGAAGTTCTTTTCTCTCTTCAGGATTTTTTTCTAATTTTAATTTTTCAAATAACTCTACATATCGTTTCCATTTCAAATGCTTATCAGTAAAATAAATTAAATTTTCATTAAGAGCTTTACGATATTGATTTCTTACATATTCCGGATCCCAACCTGACCACCAAGAAACCGTTTCAAAATCTTTTGAGTCTAAAATCCAATGATGAGATGCCCATTTAAGTATAGCTGATTTACGATCTGTATTGATTATACTTACATCTTCAAAGGCATTTAGAATAACGTGCCTCCAAAGCTTTTGATATGGGTCAACATTCTTTTGATCTAAAAGATCTGCTGCACACTTAGTGCCCATAATTTTTAATAAGTTGGCTGAGTATATCACTATAGTATTTCTCCGTGTGTTTAGGAAAACCCATACGATTAGCGAATTCGTATTGAAGATATACATCATTAAGAAAGTTAGTTATTTCTGCGCCATCCCAATTGTTCTCTCTTGGGATCTTCAGGATTTCTTTTAAATAAATTGTTTCCATTTTATCATTATAACTTTCATTAGTTGCCATCACTAGACTCCTTAAATCTTACAGCTTCAAAGCCTGATAATTTTTTATTAGTACATATTGCATTACCTGCGATAGAAGTTCTTACACAATCAGATCTAAAAGGATGTACTAAATGTTTTAGCTTACTAGGGAAAATTGCCATTTCACCTTCTTGAGGTAAAAAGATATGGCCATCATTACTAAAATCCATATATTCACCATATGTAAATTGTATTGCTCCAGGGCCCATACCGCTGCCTCTAAAATTATTAAATTCATCTTTTAATTTTTTAGGTATCTCTGTCCAAATAACAAAACTAAGATCTGACTCGTGAAAATGTAAAGGATTAAACTCACCAGGTCTTTGGAAGTTTACCCATAAATCGTGACAATTAAACTTTAAAGGTTCTACATACTTAGTGCTAGACCAAGAATTAGAATAAGCATCGTAATAGTAATCAAAATACTTTTTAAAATATATATTAAATTGTTTGATATAATCTTTAGGAATATGAAACTCATCTTCTAAATGTCCGGCTAAAGTATCATTGGCTAATCTTTTTCTTTCTTTAGCTGCATCAGTAGCTTCTCTTAAAAAATTTAAGTGTGATTGTTCTATCTTACATCTAATAAGTAATGGACCCCAATAAGGGTAAACATAATCGTGCTTATCTAATTTTGGACCTAAAGTATCAACGATTGGTTTTATCATCTTTTCCACCTTTAATAACTTTAAACGGTATAACATTATTGGGTTGCTTTTCTTGTTTACCTTTGTGAAAAAAATATAAATCTTCTGCAGTATGTAAAAATTGTGTAGACCACGGATTTTCTACTCCATAGTCAGCGCCATTTAATAAAGCCCAAAACACTGCTGTAACTTTATCGTAAGATTTTTTATCTAATTTTTTGGCGAGAAGAACCTGCGTTCTTGTTAATTCAGTTGTAGTTCTGTTTGTCGTTTTTTTGTACATAAAATTCACATAGTTTTACGATGTCTAAGAAGCTGACATCCGTCATTCGTTGATCGTGATTTTTATGTCCTGAGCCATTGCAGAAGAGACAAGTGCCTGTTTCGATTTTACCTCGAATATAACCATTGCCTTTGCAATCTTTACAAACAACAAGTTTGCGTACAGTTTTTTTATTATCTTTTTTTAACATTTGATGCAACTTTATTTTTTACTCTACCACTATTACCTCTTATTCTATCACCCCATTCACACTTTATAATAGTTTTTCCATTATCAGTGTGTATGATTATGTCGTGGCCGTAACTCCTATCATATACCCAAAACTTGTTATATTTAGGGAGTTTTATCGTAGTTACACCCCTTATTTGTTTAGTCATTACTTTGTTCCTTAAATAAAAATTTTGCCTCATTTAAATAAAGATCAGCAACTTTTTTAGGTATTAACTGATTGTCACCAAAGTGTGTATTACGAGGTAACAGTTGTGATCTCCACACTAGATCTCGTTCAGCTGCAACTGAAGCTAAGTTCCAAGCATAATAAGATCCGTCTGAGAATCTAACAATATAACCTGGAATCTTTTTTTGATATTCAGCTTTCTTTACCAAACCATCAAATTTTATTTTTTCTATGAATGAGCCGTTGAAATCGTGAGGCGTGTATCGTTCTCTATTTTTCAATTCTATAACATACTCTTTATTAGTAACATCTATATTATTGTATTGCTCTTCAGTTAAGGACAATGGATCATCCTGAAATACATTTGCATTTATATGCTTAGTCATTAGGGCCTGTGTATCTTGCCAAGCCATTATTTTATACAGTTCTCCTTAGCCACGTTTACTGTGCCGTCTTTTTCCATAAACCAAACATAAGACCATTCTCTATTATCCGGTGTACAGGCTTTGCCAAAATGAATTTTATATTTAGTACAAGACGTTGCAAGTAATAATATAAAAAACAATCCAATTATTTTATTCATATTTTCTCCTATTGTGTTGGTGTTAACTTTGGATCTCTAAAATTTATAAATTCTTTCTTTACCAATTCTAAAAGCAATTCATATAATTTTTCTGAATTTTCTGAATACATTACATTTCTAGGTATACCGTCTACTGTTAATGTAAGTTTCTTTTCAATTTGATTTAATTCAACAGTAAATTTTTCTTTACCTTTTAAATTAAAATTTACTCTCTCTATGTCTGCAGTTGTGATACTCATCTCTACTCCTTGTTATTTTACTCCAAATCCAACCAATCAAAATTAATATTAAAAAATATGTAAAGATTGGGTTTATTAATAATACTAATCCGATGCCTTTTAATATCTCTATAAACATTATTTTCTTTTTCTGTGTCTTCCCATATACCAATCACCAGGTTCATAGTTCCATCTCTTACCGTGGTGACCCCTTACATCAGCAATCCACATTCTAAATTTTACAATAAGTTTTTTTAAAATCACTTCTTTTGACCTTTCTTAATTAATTCATCCATATACTTATCTTTACTAATACCTTTTTTCTTAGCTTGATATGCAACATAATCATCAAATATTTTTTCCCACATTGATGCAGGAGCTCTAAACTTTTCAGAGCATAAACCTTTTAAAGCTAACCATTTATTCTTTTTGATAGCCATACTTTTCCATTTATTAATATCCATAACTTCTCCTATTTTCTGTTTTGTTTTATTTGTTGTATTAATGTGTCACAAGTTTTTTTTACGTCATTCAGTTTACTTTCAATTAAATCAAACTTCTTAATAATTTTACTTTCTTGAGTTTCTTTAGGATAGAAAAAAGTTTCTACAGCTTCTCCAAATCCTCCTCTTCCAAATGGTTTTTTAATTTTAGGCATCCTGTGCTTCAGCAATTGCTTGTGCTTCAAACTCCTTTTGTCTTCTAGTTTTTACTTCATCGTATATTAGTTTAATTGCTAATGGATCGTCTATTGGGTAAACTCTATTTCCTGACTCTTCTTTTACACTTACCGATGTTAATGAACTAACATAAGTATCAAAATGCATTGAGTCTTCTATATCGCAGCCTTCATTATCGTGCGTGGGAACTTGAGAAAGAGCCTCGTCTAGACTTTGTATAATTTGTTTAAATAAAGGACTTGTACTCTGTAATTCCTTTCCTAATTTTTTTAAAAACTCACTTTGACTTTTTTCTTGCATATCTCTTAGATATATAAGATATGCTATTTGTCAACTATTATTTAGTTGAATTTTAAAATAAAATAATTAATGTCCTGATATGAATTTATTATATGCTTGGATAATATTTGGTTATGTATGTAATGATAATCCAAATATGGACCTACAATGTGAGCAAATCTACATACCAGGGGTTATAAGCCGTGCTGATTGCACTATGAAGTTTGCTACCCATATGGCCCGCTATAATGAGGAAATCGCAAAAAATAGGCTATCTCTGACCCAAATAGAGGTATATTGCCTGTCATCTGACCCCGATAGTATTGACAAACCTATGAAACTGTCCTATCCTATCTTATGAGAACTTATCGTGTACAAGCTAGAGCTTTAGGTGAGTATCTTAACGGCACTGTAAATGCTGAAAGTGACTTGGCTGCTTTAGAGGAGTTCTCTAGAAAAGTGAAAGAGGGTCGAATAAAATCAACGGAAGATCCGTTGTATACTAAAAAAAAGACCTTCATAACTTATGAGGAACTATGAGTCCAAAAAAAATAGAACTGTTGAAAAAGCTTCAACACGCTGAACACAAATGGTCTGCTGATCTTATGACAAATGGCCGAGTTACAGTTGAGATGCATAAAACAGAAACTGATATTAAATCATTAAGAAACTCGATTAAATATCAGGATGTACAAGAAACTTTACAAGTAGCAAACGCTTAAATAAAGTTTCACCGTTTCTTTCCAAAAAGATTAACTTCTTTAAGAACTCTCTCGCACTCTTTCGTAATGATCTACAATTTTCTTTAATTTAGGATATTTTACCCTTGAATAAGGCAGCATCTCTTTAGCTAAGTGATATGCTTTTCTAAAAGAGCAAGTCCATCTATATTGTGTTTTTCTAGATAGGTTATTGTAAGTTTTGATTTGTCGAACTGAGCCAACTTTAAAAGTATTATGGATCCACTCTATCATTTCTTTATCGGCCATATTTACTTCTAAACGAATATAATAATACCAATAAGGTCTAGGTTTACCTTTTTTATGTACATACCTTTGACAATATTCTACATAACCTTCACCATCAAATAGACCTGCAAAATAGCTTACATCTGTTTTCAATAAGTAAATCATATTAAGTTATAATTAATTATACATCTTTTGTTTTTTCTAGGTTGCTCTGCAGTGTGTTCAAATTTTCCATCAAAGATAACTATTCGTCCTTTTTTAGGTTCAACACTTACAGGGCTATCTTTAGTTTTTATTATTGTCTTACCATCTGAAGTACACACATAATAAATAATCACTAAATGTTTCTCATCCATATCAACGTGTGGTATATCCGATACATCAGGGTCAGATAGATTGTTTAATGGAAGTTGAAGAATAGATTTACAATTATGTATTGTTTTATTGAATGGCTCTACAATGCTATTAATTAAATCTAACTTTATATTAGAAATGTTTTTTCCTTTTTCATAAAACCAATGATCAAATGCAGGACGACCGTTTTCAACCCCATTACCCAAAGTAACATCCTCTTTAAAATACCAAGGTAGATCCTTTAAAAAATAATTTTTAATTTCGTTTTGTTTTTCGGTTTGTATACAATTATCTATAACTTGTATCATTTAAGATTACCCCAAGAGTTACCTATCTCACAATCCACTGTAAATGGAACTTTAAATTCTAAACATTCTTCCATAATTTTTTTAATAGCTTTCTTTTGTTCTTCAATTTTATCTTTTTCCAAATTAAAACAAAGTTCATCGTGGATCTGTAAACTAGGTAAGTAACCCGCTTTATAACAATCTATCATTGCTTGTTTAGTTTGATCTGCTGAAGATCCTTGTATTAATCTATTCAAAGCTTTGTAAGTGTATGCTCTCTTAATATTATCTGCACCGTATTTAGCAACAGCATTCTCATATTTTTCTGCAACGTGTAATCCAAAATCTCTTGTCTCCCACATTTCAAATCTACACTTTCTTCCTCTTTTAGTTCTAATAACTCCTTTATCCTGTGCAGTTTTCATACAACGATCTGACAACTGTTTTACAAATGGAACATTCTTATTATATTTATTAATTAATAGATTTGCCTCATCTACATTTAAACCTAAACTGTTGGCCAATTTGTTTTTACCCATTCCATACATCAAACCTAAACCTATTGTTTTTGCCTGTGTTCTTTCAATGCCAACTAAATCAGCTACCTCTTGATGGAAGTCAGCTTCTTTATCTTTGTATGCTTGCACTAATTCATTAGCACCATCATAACCTTCACCCACTGAGGCTGCATAATGCACCGTCATTCTAGGTTCTTGTTGAGAGTAATCAAAACTTCCCCATACACAATTTTCTTCAGGTATAAATAATGATCTTATCTTAGGACCAAACTCTTTATTTCTAGCGGGTACTTGTTGTAAGTTTGGATTGGACATACTTAAACGTCCAGATACAGTACCGCCATTCTCAGATCTTAGTTGTTGTATCTCACCGTGTATTCTACCATTATGTTGATATTTCATTATTGAAGATAGAAAAGTATTATGAAACTTGTTAAGTTCTCTAGCTTGCAAAATTAGTTTTGCTATTTTATGTGATGAGTTAAATAACCAATTTTGTGTAAAGGATGGTTCTTTTGTTTTTTCGGTTCTTGGATAATCTATTTTTAATTTATCAAAAGCTAAAGCAATATTTCTTGCTTTCCAAATATCGACTTCTATTCCTGCAAGTTTTTTTATGTCTAATAATAATTTCTTTTCTTGCTGTATCATTTCTGCTTTTAATGATTCTGCTTGTTCTACCTCTACTCTTACACCTCGTTGCCTCATTTTAATTAATATTGGAAGTAGTTCAGATTCGAGCTCCCAAACTGTCATAAGGCTTTGTTGCTGTATCTCTTGTTTAAATCTTTGCCATAATAGAAGCGTGAGCCGTGCATCTTGTTCAGCGTAATATCCAACGTGTTCTGCAGGTAACTTCCACATATCTCTCTTAGCATCAACCCCGTGTGCAGCTGCTGCCTCCTTAAGATCTGTCTCAGCTTTTATTTCACCTAAATAATCTACCGATAAAGCGTTTAATGAATAAGAGAATCTATTCTCATCTACTAATGCTGCAGCTATCATTGTATCTATTATTGGTCCATTAACTGTATAACCTTCACTCAATAACCAACCTACATCGTACTGTGCATTATGAAATATTTTAGGACAAGGCAATTCACACACTTGTTTAATATATGCTTTGACTTGATCAGGTATCATATTACCACCACCAAAATGCCCAAAAGGAAAGTAACCTTGCCAACCTTCTACAGCTACAGCAAAGCCAATGATGTTACCTTTTTTCAAAGCCCAACCTGCACCAAGACCTTGTGCTATACCATCATCTCTAGTTTCTAAGTCAATTGCTATTTCTCTTGCACCACTTAGATCTTTAAATTCAGATGGTGTTGACCACATATGTTTTTTGAATGTCATTGATAATTGTAAACTCATAAGTTATTTATAACCACTATCATTAAAGGCCTTAAGTATCCACATTTAGGTTCTTCATTTTCATCAGAATACATTTTATAACCAACTCCTGATTTATGTCTTGGTAAAAATCTTATTTCTACATTTTGTTTTGGTTTACTATTTATTGTGTCCCAAAGATATTCGTGAAAGTATCCTGAATTTGTAGATGCCGGTAACAAAAAAACAATTAAACATTTTGAATCAAATGCCTTTTTAATATACTTAGGTATTTTTAAATCATACATAGGATGACAATATATTACTTCACCATCCCAATTTTGTTTTAGTGCATCAGTTTCTGCTGTCCAATATTTATTAACTAAATGATTTTTATCTGAGGCACAAGCATCAACAGTAAAATTAAATTCTTTAGATAGCTTTTCCCAAATATCTTTTGGAGTTCTAATCCATTTCATTTTTAGATTATTACTTTTAGTTGTTATATTAAATCCATTACTCACAAGGATCTCTCCCATCTAAATTTTTGTACGTGATGTACTTTTGGTTGCCACTCTCTGCCTTTACGAGTAGTCCAACCTTTGCCTTTTGGAAAAGATTGTGTTGTGCCTGTGTGTTTGTAACCTGCTGCTTTTAGGCTTATCCCAGTCTCTGTCTCTAATGTGTAAGTCAAAATTTTAGTCCCACCCATTTCTTTCCAAATTCTAGCGCAAGCTCCATACAAAAAACTATTTACATTTTTAAAACCTTCAGTGCAAGTTCTAACAATTTCTCCTGTAAAACCATCATCAAGTCTTCTTGACACCGGTCTACCAACAATTGCAATACCTAAAATATTATTATCATTATCTATAGCAGCAATACAAAATTTACAACCTTGAACAATCTTACTATGTCTATGATGTTTTTTAACATATTCATTAGCAGCTCTTAATGTAAATGGTTTTATTTTCATAAGTTATTTCTGAATAGTTTCAACATAGCTTTGTATGCACCACCGCTTTGATAATTGTCATCTTCAGATTCAGCAATCATTATTGCTCTTCCGATTTCTTTTGCGATTTGCGGGACGATAGAGTTTCCCAATCCTCTAAGTCTGTGTACTCTGCCGGATATCCCATTAGCCACTCTACCCACGTCGGGTTCAAACTCCCACCCTGTGTGCCCCTCTTGGCTACTGCTACGTTTAGATTCGTTCCTTTCCTCTTGAATTGACTTGGGCCTGCATTGTTCTTGCTGTCGTTCACTGTTGGTGTTGGCCAAAGTTCTGAAGCTTTCTGAGCTTGCCCATATTTCACTGCCATCGTCAACGGTGTCCCCCCTTGAGCATATTTCTTTGTCCTCTCTGTTGCGCAATCCTGTGTGGGTGTTGGCCACATTATTTGTGGATGTGCTACTTGATCGTTCAAACTGATCGGCATTTTCTTGTTTACTTTCATTTGCATTCTCTCCTTGGAACTTGCTCCTCTCTCGCAGTGTGCGTCGGGAGTTCGCCACAATCCATATCCTTTCTCTTTTGTGGGGAGCGCCGATGCCTGCAGCTGGAATATTGAACGCCCTGACTTCGTAACCTTCTCCTTCCAAGTCAGTGCACACATTTTCGAAGACCATACCGTCTTGGATGCTAATAATATTTCGGACATTCTCTCCAATAACCCACCTCGGCTTAAGCTCTTTGATGATTCGAAACATTTCCGGCCAGAGATGTCGGTTGTCATTTGTTCCTTTTCTTGATCCTGCGATACTAAACGGCTGGCAGGGAAACCCACCTGTGACAAGATCAATTGTTCCGTGCTCTTTGATAATTTCTTCCCCTTTGAGTTCTTTAACGTCATTGTATATCTTAACCCCTTTCCAATGTTTTTGCAGCACTAATTTGCAATATTTATCCATCTCACAAAAAGCTACAGTTTTAAATCCTACTTGTTCTAACCCATAACTAAACCCACCTATACCACTAAATAGATCTAATGTTTTCATTTCTTCTTTAATTTTTTAAGTCTAGATATTTCTAAATCACAATAATGTTTTACTTTTTCTAAATCCTGCTCTCCTCCTTTTTCTAAATATCTTATGATGTACTTTATCGTTACACCTTGGAAGAACGATAAGTTATTTTTAGAAATAAAATCATATGGCTGAATGGCATAACCTTTATAGTGTTTGCCTCCTATCTGCCTGTCCTCTGCTTTTAATAATGGTTTGAACATATCAACGTCTGTCATTTTTTTCCTCTCTCTTGTACATAAATTAAATAGTCTGCTCCAATAGGATAATTGTACTTATAGTTTGTTCGTAATAAATGTAAAGACTTTTTTGCGCGTGTTGCACCTGTATACCAAACTTTTCGCTCGTTGGTTTTATCTTCTCTACTTTTGTTATGAAAGTTTGATGGATAGTTTCCTTTACTATATAAGACAACGTGATCAGCTTCATCACCTTTCACAGAATGTATTGTGTCTATAATAATTTTAGGATCTTTATCTAACTCAGCTTGTCCATATCTTTTTAACAATCTTATAAATTGTCTTATTTGTTGTGGTTTAAAATTTCTTCTCAATATCCAATACCAATGTTTTTTCTTTGATGTATCAGGTAGATCTAAACCACACCACTCCTTCAAGGTTGTAAAATCATACTCTTTTAAATCAGGTTCATTCAACCAAAACTTTTCACCTCTATAATTAGAAGACTTTAGTTCTCTTATATATTTATATAGATTCTGTGCTTGCTGCTTATTAATCTTTTTATTGTTACTAATCTTGGTCCAACACTTAATTGCATCCCATTGCTTCTCATCAAAACATTTATTGTCTTTATTATCTTTGAAATATAACCCTGCATCTTTTGCAAGCATTCTTAGTTCGTTAACAGATGAATTAATCCTACCTAATATAAACCAAGTGCCTTGTTCTTTTTCAAATGGTAACTCTTTGAAGTTCAAATAACTCTTCACATAATTTTTTATATCACCGTGGGTATATTCTTTTTCAACGCTATCTAAAATACCTCTTCTTATTATTTGTGAAAAGTGGTGTATAGCTTCACCAAATCTTCTTGTCTTTCTTAACTTAACATTCCTACCTGGAAAGTAATCTGTAAAGTATCTTGGATCTGCACCGTTCCATTTATATATACCCTGATCATCATCACCTGCTAAATAAATTCTCTTAACAGTGTCAGCCATTTTATAAATTACAGACCATTGTAAAGGTGTACAATCTTGTGCTTCATCTAATATTAAAACTTCTAAAGATGGAAACTGTATCTCAGATATTGCTTTCTCAATCATATCGTCAAAGTCTATGAAGGATCTGTTACCACCTGCTGTTTTATAATGTTCGTAAGTTCTAATCTTTCTTAAATAAACATCTAAAGAGTCTCTCTTATAATTCTCTCTCTTATAACCTTCTATTGGTGACAACAATAAATTTCTTGATTTACTGTAAACTCCCAATGACCAATCTTTGTAAGTAAAATTATCATCAGATAGTCTAGTGTCAGATCTCTTAACAATTCCGTTTTGTAAAGCAAAATCGATCATACAATCTTTAGGATCAAATACTTCTTCTTCAAAGTACCTTCTGCAATAAGTATGCAAAGTTTTAAATCTACTGAAGTCATCTGTATTAAATTTAGGAAAGGCAGCTAAACTTCTATTTACAGCAGTGTTAACAGCTTTATTTGTAAAGGATAGGAAAGCCATATCATTTGGATTAATACCTTTTTTAATATGTCCTTTTAAAACCTTTTCAATCAGAGTAAATGTTTTGCCTGTACCTGGTGGTCCAAATATTTTAATCGTTTTGTGTTTTAGGTTTTTTAGTTTCGCTAGTTCTAAATTTGTTTGTGTGGTACTCATTATCAAATTCACTTATTGCATTATCTTGTTTATTCGTTTTTTTCTTAGGTTTAGCATATTCTACAAACTTAGGTAATTGTACTTTCCATATATTTTTAATACCTTCAAAATAATCTAAACGTTCACATTTTAAAAAACGCATAGCTTCTTGCGTTGAATTAAAAATTTTCTTTCTTCTATCTAAGAAGTCTTGAAGTGTAGACTTTTTAAAATAACAATGGTTTGTGTCATCAATATGAACATACCCATCATTTAACTTTTCTAAACTATCTTCTTCAATATGATTTTCAAAAAACTCTTTTAATATTTTGTATTGTTGTTCCTCAACAGTATCTTCAAATAACATACTTGTATTCTCACTAGCCATCTCAACAAGTGAACGCATCATAAGTTCAAATGGATTTGGACCTGACCTTGGTCTAGGTAAGTTCATCCAATAAATTTTATAATTAAGTAATTTCTTTTTCCAAGACTTTTCATCAACCATATCTTCAGGAGATACAGTGATCTGCTGACCTCTAAATTTAAAACTATATAACATACCTTTTAAATCTTGAGTAAACTCTACACTTTCAAATTCATTTATAATATCAGGGGCTTGTTGATTTAAACCTAGCTTTCTTAATTTACATTGTTCTTTATCACATATTGGTACAAGTCCATTATACCTTGGAGGACACTTGTAAAAATAATCTTGAGGTTTGCTTATGGATTTTAAAACTGTTGCCTCTACCTCATTATCAGGCATTGGGTTTGTAAAATATTCTTTGTTCTTTTCAATTAGATGTGAGCGCATATCAACCTTAGATATCTTGCCATCGTGCTCTTTGTATTTTAATACAGCAACATTGAATAACATATCGTTACGGTGATTGCCTGACCATTTCTCTCTCATTAAATTTTGCACACAAGGTGGATACTCACTATATAAAGATTCATCTTCAGGTGAATCTACTTTTATATTTTTTAAATTGTCATATGTACAAAGTTTAGTTTTTGCTAATTCTATAAATGCTCCAATTAATAATCCATTACCGTTTTCATCAAAGGCGTGTTCTAGTGTAGCGTCCATTTTAAAGTAAGGCATATTCACACCTTTGTCTTGTGTAGGAAATACTTCTGCACTACCAAAATATTTATTATTCCAAGTATCTAATATCTCAGATGCTTTTTCTCTATCTGTCCAATAAAAAAAAAAAAAAAATAAATGTAAGCCACCTGATTTTGATTTGATAGCTATTAAAGGTAAATTATATTTTTTTATAATATCTAAATATTTTTTAGATGAATAATCTGCATAGTTCCGTGGATCGATATCAATGCACCCCCACTTAACTTTCTTGTCTTTAATAGGAAAGACTCCTATTCTTTTTTTTCCTGCTAAATGATTTTTCCAAAGTTCTTCATTTACAATTTCATAATTTGTAAATGTATCTGCCTCTCTCTTGTTACTCTCTGAGACCTCCCCTGTTAGGGAGGTCACGAGATGTTTTGAAAGATCTCCATCAAATAATTTCAGTAGATCTTTAATCATTAGAATGGTGTTGAAGAGTTATTTACTTTTTTAAGTTGTTGACCTTCTTCAGTAAATTCTATTTTTCCAAAGATGTCACTCTTCATAGCACTTTCGTAAAATGTTTTAGTTTGGTTTAAAAGACTTGCATCTTTATTACCATCTAAATATTTTTCGAAATCAATCACCCAACCATACCAAGAGTTTTGTGAATTAGACTCTTTAGTTGTCGTCAGCTTATACACTGTCGACCAATAAGGTGGTTTGAATGTACCTTGTCCACTCTTTCTTGGAGCTCTTCTTGATTCCATCATTGAGCACCAAGTTTTAGACTTTTTCTTTTGTGTAGATTTCATCGCTATTAACGCTTGTTCTACCGGCTGAAAGTTTTTGTCTAGTATGTAAACAAAGTGATTACCTGTATCTTCGACATAATTGCCGTTAGGTAATCTATCTTTATTATCATCTGATCTTGCAGTTTGACTCATAATTGCAGGATCAGTATGGATTTGTACAGGTCTACCTATACTCTCACCTTTGTCTTTCCACTCGTTGAAAGTATTGATAAACAAACAAGGAACTACATAGATACCTTCTTTACCTTTCCAAACGGTACCTGAAGTTTCACTATATATATCGCCTTGCTTGGCTGTCTCTATATACTTACCATCGCTCTCATCAAGAACAGGTGAGTTCGCATATAGAATTTTTAAGATAGGAAGTTTCTGATCACGTGCCGTGACAAACTCACTACCTTGTCCCTCTGCTGCCTCTAAGTCTATCTTAGTCGGCAAAGGTGCTTCTTTTTTTTTCGTCATCTCTTTAGCTTGAGACTTTGTTGTTTGTGCGTTTTGCATTTTAAACGTCCTTCGTGGTTAATTTGGTTTTGTCTTTTATAAATATCCCAAACAAATCGTGAGGCACATCTTTGCCATTTTCAATTTGTTCTCTCACAAAACCCCCAAGGGTACTGTGATGCACGTGGGTTTTTTGTTGTACCGCAAAACCTTTATCTTTAAGATCCTGTACTAGAGATCTAGCTTCATTATCTTGTTTCATACCAAACGTAAGATTAACATCATTTTTAATGAGGTCTTCAAATCCGTTAGTACGCAACCAAGTAAAAGCTTGATCTTGTTTCGAGGCCGGTATTCGTGCCAAGTATTTCTTGCCTATCTCAACAGATGAACCATCTGCTAATTTAAGCATCGTAATACCTGCTTTTCGCATTAAGTTTGGAATAGTGTTCTCAGAAAGGTTTGACTCAACGTCTTTTTCTTTTTTCAGTTGATCTTCAATCGTCTTTATTTTTTTCTGAGTTGCTATTAACTTATTGCAAGAATCGGCAATATCACTTGATAAGCCGGTATCGACCGCAATGGTCGACTCTTGTTCTAAATCCATAGAACCTCCTTGATTCGTTCTTATAAAGTTTTAATTGATTTTGTAAAGAGAAATGTTTAAATAATTGTTATGGAAGGCCTAGAAAAAATTTGTAAAACTAAACCGTACGCTCATCAACTCAAAGCTTTACAGTATGGACACAACCATAAGTTGTATGCATATTTTATGGAGATGGGTACCGTAAAAACTAAAGTTGCTATTGATAACGCAAATTATTTATACAAACAAAAACTTATTAATGACGTTGTAGTTATAGCACCAAACTCAGTTTATCGTAATTGGGAAAATGAAATTTATAATCATTCTAAAGTAGAACCTAAAATATTTGTTTGGAAAAGACACAAACCTTCTGCACTTGATAAATATGATTACAAAGATTTTTTCTTTCTATTAATGAATGTAGAATCATTGTCTAGATCAAACGGTGTAGGATATAAATTTCTTAAAAAACATTTGTTAAAGAGAG